ATAGTGACTATGGACATCATGAAACTCCTCGTCTAACCACTTTCCATACTGCTCTGACCACTTCTTGCGATACTTAGATAAATGATCCACTAGCTTCTTAACTTTGTTTATGGCAAATACAAAACGCCTAAACTTGAGCTTAACATTAGCGATCCCGAGGTTGACGTCTGCTTTAGGCAAGACAATGATCCTTGTTGAGGTGTGGCTAAACATTTGGCGAAAATGTCTCTCGAATACATTGTCCACGATTGACTTATCTCGATGGGAAGCATCATGAGGAAGGAAAATTGTATGGTAGAGATAGTGCTTATCACGGAGCAGGTAGTTCGCATAAAAATCCACGCCTTTATTATTGTCTTCGTAGTAGTCAAAAATTCGTATCTCACCGTGGATGAGCTGAAAAAACACCATAACCGTGAGATCATTCACGCCTATGTCCATCGCTACGTATACAGGAAGCAGGGAATCGTAGAGAGAAGTGTGGAGGCAACGGTTTTCGCGATATGCCTCTTCAATGAGTAGCTGATAGTAATATGCATCAGAGGACGCAAGGAATGCTTCTTGAGGAGATGAAGGAAACTCCTGCTTGATCTTTTCATCTAGGATAGATCGTTGGTGAGCGTACCAAAACCTCTGAGGAAGTGTGATCGAAATGTCTGCCTTTTCTTCTATCTCATCAAAATAGTCTTCAAGTGCGGTCTCGTAGTTGATCGAGGTTTGGATTTGGTAGGACTTTTCATCATACCACGGGAAAAAGAACAGTTTGTAGTCAAGTTCGGATAGGTTTTCGTTACCTCTGAGGATCGCCTGATTGCACATATCTGCAAAAAAACCATCGTTTCCTTCAGCTGTTGACTCTATGATTACAATCCCATCTTTCGGAACGGTTTGCAGAGTACCCGTGACGACTTCTTCTGCCTTGATTGGATTACGAGCGCATGTCTTTCCAAACTCAGAGACCAAGACCATCTGGTAAGAACCACCTCGAAGGGTCGTGTCTACCCGAAGGAAAGATCCGTTCGAAAGTGTAAGCTCACGGGCAGATCTCTGCTTAATTGAGAATAGAGCCTTCCCCCATTCTGTCATATTATCCAGCGCATGCCCGATGATACGCTTGAAGATGTGCTGAGCATGTTCCAAAGAGTAAGATACGATCCCTGCACTAGTATCTGGGTTGAAAATGATGGCATCTAGGAGATAGAGGACTGAAACGGTAGAGAGGCCAACCTGACGGGCTTTAAGCGCCAAGTTTCTCGTATGTAGCCCCTCTACAAATCGTTTTTGGATCGGATTGAGGTGAAAAGGGATGGAATCGCCCTGCTTATCAACAATCCTGTATAGATTGTCAAGGCGCCAAAGAGGTTCTCTAAGTGGGTTTTCATTTTTCAAAACCAATCTTTATTACTCTCTATCGAAATTAAGTACTCAATAATTTTTTTCGATTCTTTTTTATAGTCAAATATATTGCAATCCTTGTCTTTTAAAAATTCTTCCAAAGACTGTCTCAGTCCGGCAATAAATCCTTTATTATAACATATAAAAATAGCTTTATCAGGCAAGTCTTTTATATCTAAAGAGATGGATGTGTAATCGTTCATAAACAAGTTCATTTTACAAACAACATATGGATCTTTTATTTCTTCCAATTTTATTTCAACATAAAGCAGTCTCTCTATATTTACATATCTTGTCCTTGCGTCATCATCCACAATGGAAATAAACTTCATCGATTTGACTCGCTTCGTAACTTTGACTGCTTAATCGCCTCTCGATCGAAATTCACCTCGATATCCGGCTTGCCATCTCCATCAACATCAGCTTCGATGTGTCCTTTCACACACATGCAGCTATTGAGCGTTATTAGAAGGAGCATCATGCTTTTCATTTTCTTCTCGTTGTGCAAGGTTTTTCTTAAGAGTAAGGATGTCACCTGAGTTAATCAATCGAATGATCTCTAACGCCACGTTTTCGTTTGTGACTTCTTCTTTTTGTCCTAGCCAAACTTTGCCTAGCCAGATGGCCATAGAAGCATTAGTTTCACTTAAATTAAATTGATTACGTCTTAATTTAATTTTAGCAGCTCCGCAAGTTTTTTCTTTTAACTCGCCAAATCCCATGCCAGTATGTTCAATTAATCTTCTATCTAATGTTCTAACACCAACTCTAAAAGCTCCTGCTATTTCTTCTGCTGTTGCACCTAAATCCATCCAATATAGAACAGCCTCAAAATCAATTACTTTAGAAGGAAGTTTATCAGAAAGTCCATTCTCATCTAAATCAGGAGTAACTAAAGGGATTCTTGGTCTTCCGCCTTTATTGTTTTTAACCATCAGAATTCGTGTCCACAGTTAGGGCATTGTTTCAGTTTCTTCTTCTTATCTTCTTTGGGAGGTTCTTCTTGAATCTTACCAAAGAGATCCTCTGGGGTCATTCCACCAGCGATCATGTCATCGGTTTCCCATCTGTCTGATAGGATATCCCAGTCAAACTCCCCAATCGCTCTGTTCAAACCAAGGCAAAGGCGTCTTATGTCTTTATCCTCTAAATCACGATCGGGGACGTAAACATCTATTTCTTTTACGCGTTTCTTTTTGAGAATAGCGATTCGCTGATGACCACCGATGATGATGTTGTCACGAGTGATGACTGGCTTGTCTATGAGCCCAAAGTCATCGATTAGCTCAGCTAGCTTAGCCGCTTCGTGTTTTTCCATCTTGCGAGGGTTGTCGCTAAACGGAATTAGGTCATTTACATTTCTTTTTTCTAGATTCCATGTTATGCCTAAAGAATTTTTCATAAGTCTCTTATATGACAAACAAATTTTTACGAAAAGGGCAAAAATGGGCGGTTACGTCTTAGATCTTAACAACCCCGTTGAGTTTTTAGATGCCTCTAAAGATTGTATAGTGATTCGGATAAATGGATATCCAACTCCTTGGAAGGCTCCTAGGGTTAGTTCTTATGGGACATATGCGCCACATGGAGAGATGAAAAGATTCTTAAGACGCAAGATTGGTTTGATTTACAAGGGAGAGAAGCTAAGGAATGCGGTGACTTGCGATCTCTCGTTTTATCTCCCAGTATCCAAGACTGAAGAAAAAAACCACAAGAAACTAAGAGCGCTCGGCAATCCGATATATCACACCAAAAAACCCGATCGCATCAATCTGGGGAAATTCGCAGAGGACCTGCTAGAGGGCAGTATCCTGCACAACGATAGCCAAATCATTGGAGGAACTGTAAACAAAGAATACGTTCCACCAAATGGTTTCCCCTGTACTATCATTGCGCTGTTCATTCACTCCGCTCGTTGAAAAAGATCAAGCTGAGCCGCTTTTTTCGCCTGCTGAGGAGTTGGTACGATTTGCTTATACGCCTGACTTCTCTGAGCTACTGATTTAAGCCACCACATCTCTTTTTGCAACCGAATGATCCACTTCTCTAGACGCACGATCTTCTTTTCCAGCGTTTCATCAAACTTATCCATAGCATCTCCTGTTCTTGGACGCATAGGCTACATTACTTACGATTAAAACCGAAGTCTGCAAGAGTCAGCTTGTTTTGAGTGTTTCGACAAATTCTGAGAGCTGTGGATCTCTGAGGTTTCCTGCCAGCTAAGACGTTGTAAATTGTTTTTTGGTTCATGTTAGCTCTTCTCGCAAAGCTGTAAGAGCCTTCTCCCCTTTCTTCAAGATATGTTTTTAGGGGATTATTTTTTTGATCCATTCGTGTAACTCCCTCTATGTATTTTACTTGTAACAAATTTAAGAGAAGGCTATGATACAGGAAAACACACAAGAATTCAAGGAGATGAAAATGGAATGGCTTCAAGTTTTACTGATGACATTCGGGAATATCGCTTGGATACTTCCGCTTTTTCTTTGGACTCGAGCAGAAGCGAGAGCAGACGCAAGACATGCTGATGCTGAGAACAAAGAGCTAAGAAAAGAACTTGCCGAAGTGCTCAAATCAATTAAAGAAGAAGGCCGTATTTTTAGAGAAAAATGGGCAGAAGAATGCAAAGACTTCCACGGAAGGTTGTGCGCTATAGAAGAAAACAGGAAACGTAATTAAAAAACTAAGGCGGCCAACGACAACCGCCTTACCTATAGAACTTGTACAAGGAGTAACAATGTACGCGCTTGAAGATACACTCACGTCAATTAATCTTAAAGATTTAAAAAAAAGAATTGAAGTTCTACAAACGGACATACGATATTTGGAAGGCAAATGTTTATGTCTGTCTGAGCAACTCTGCGCCGTAAGAGAATCTCTTTCTGACATCGATTTTCTGATCGAGAAAGAGCTGATCTTAAGCGAGGTGTAGGGTGGAGATTACTTATCATGGAAGATGGCTCTGGGATTCTCCTTACGACGGAGAGGCCGAACCAAAAGACTACACGCAAGACGAACTCGACGCTTTAGAAGCAGTCGCAGAAGAAATAGCCGAATCACAATACCAAGAGGAATTTTATGACAGTTTCAATTGAGCAAAACTCTCTCGTATCCATGAAAAAAGAAATCTCAGAAAAGAACGAGATTTTTAATCTTATCAGATCCACTCCCGGATTTTCTAAAATACCAGCGGAGGGGATATGGGCCGTGATGAACATGGCAAGTTCCTTAGGAATTAACTACACCGAGGCGTTCAATGGGGGCCTGTACTACGTGAAAGGAAAGGTTGAGATGTCTGCTCGTTTGATGAACATGCTAATCAGATTCAAAGGACATAGCATAAGCAAAGACCCAAGAAGCGACGAGAAGATTTGCATATTGCACGGGAAAAGATCCGATAATGGGGATACGTGGAGCTGTAAATTTACGATTGAGGAAGCGCAAAGAGCTGGACTTTTGATAAACAACGTGTGGAAGGCTTATCCTGAAGACATGCTGTTTGCAAGAGCCTTATCTCGTCTTGCGAGACAGCTGTTTCCAGACATAATAGGCGGATGTTATGTCGAGGGTGAGATCAAAGATGGTATCAATATCGATGAAAAGGCAGCTAAGAAAAATGAAATGCAAGAAGCGGAAATAACACTCGAAAAGCCAAGAATGACCGAAGCTAAGTTAGCGATTATCAAGGACATGATTGGCGACAGGGATGATTATAAACAAAGGATTTTGGTATCTTTTAACGTCCAAAGTCTCGAGCAATTACCAGATGACTCATTTGGGGTTATCAAGAATGGCATCGAGACGGAAAAGCGGAAGGAGATGAGAAATGCTGAGATTAATGCCGAAAAGGTTGCCAATGAAAATCATTGAGCTAGAGCAAAACACCACAGAATGGAAAGACTTTAGACGCATCAAAATCGGTGCGTCTGATTGCGCTGGTATTCTATGTAAAACCGGATACTCATCTCCTAAATCGATCTACCACCAAAAGATCTTAGGAGACGAGATACATGAAAATGCTGACATCAAGCGAGGAAGAGAGTTGGAAGAGAGCGCAAGGGAATGGCTTTCGAAAGAAGATCAAGTTGAATACAAGCCAGTCGTTTGCCAAAGCGACGAAAGAGAATGGCAAATCGCTTCATTGGACTGCTACTATTTCGATGGTGAAAAGGCACTTACGGCAGAGATTAAAGCGCCTAGAAAAACCAACCTCAAGAAAATAGAAAAAAGCGGCATCCCAGAGTACTGGATGTGGCAGTTACAACACCAAATGTCCGTCACTGGATGTGAGTCCATGACATTTTTGGCTTACAGCGACGATCTAAAGGTTAGGCTTGAAGTCCAAAGAGACGAAGGAATGATCGATCACCTAAACGAAATCGAAAGCATTTTTTACCACGATTATCTGTGTGCTTTCATCGAGCCTGACTATGAATTTCCGGATCCAGTAGGCAGGCATTTCTTGATGTAAAGCGGCTTTACAAAGGAAAAATCACATGCTGGAAAGCGTAGCTATCATTGTGGCCATCATTGGGACTGGATTTGCGGTTCTAATCGGAATGGGAGCCATCGTTATCACACTTTTCTTGTGGGCCAGATCCGAGT